ATTTGACGAAGACGTTGCAATAGCAATGGGTGCATTAACAGCACAAGAAACTGTTGGCACACTAGACCTAGCCAAAATCTTTGAAGGTGTAGAAACAATCCGTGGATCAGGCGAAACAGGCCAACTCTATGGTATCGTATCAACAAACTCATATGCAGCATTAATGACTGCAATCGGTAACGCAGCATACGCTGGCGGCGACTTCCAAACTGAAGCACTACGCAACGGCTTTGTAGGCAATATCGCTGGTGTCCAAATGTTTGTATCATCATACTTGAACGATACAAACACAGGTGCAACCAACACACAATGCGCAATCTTTGGCGCAGACGCAATGCGTATCGCAATGCAAAAGAATGTTGACCTAGAAGTTGAACGCCGTGCAGCAGCAGTCGGCTTTGACGTAGTAGCATCGTTACACGCTGGTGTTGGTGTCGTAGACGCAACACGTGGTGTTCTACTAGCGGACCAAGTATAATAGTTTAAACTAAGGAGAAAGTAATGGCGATATTCGCAACAGATGCAGACTTAGAAACAATCATACCTGATATCTTTAATCATGGTATGGATACATTCACTGGTGAACTCACACGTGGAAGTTCTGATGTGGCTCGCCGTATCAAAACAGAATGGTGGAACGTAGAAAATGATCCTGAACAATATGATCCTGATCTACTAAAACCCGATGAATGGAAGATGACAACTGTGTATTATACGCTTGCGCAATATATTCTGCCATTACTTTCTAACTTCCAAGAGGATGATACTTTCCAAAGACAAATGTTATTCTATAAAGAACGTTATCAAGAAGAGTTCCTGGCTGCAGCAGCGGCTGGGATATCATATGACCGTGACGAAGACGGTGTATTTGAAACGAGCGAAATAGATTACGTGGACGCGGGAAGACTAGTAAGATGAACTCAAAACGTAAACTAATATTAGATAATATAGTTACCAGTTTGCGAGAGATTCGAACTCCCAAGTTGGGTAAAATATCAACTAGACCGGAAGACTTCGCCAGACTTGCCCGAACAGCGTTTCCATTTGTTCAGGTGGAAATCACAGATGAAACAAAAGAAGATATTGCCCGAGAGTGGAGATTATCTACTCTCACTGTGGCAATAACTGTTCATCTAGATGGTAAGAATCGCACGGAGAAAACCCAATCTCAACTGGCCGATATCATTGAAAAGATAGAGGCTGTGTTGGAAGAGGATAGAACTCGTGGTGGAGTAGCACAACTATCAGAACTATTAGATATAGGGGATATGCAGGAAACTGGATATCCAACTGTAGCACAAACTCTGAGTATAGGTGTGCAATATACCTATACTAAAGGAAATACATAACAAGGAGACCAGAAATGGCAGATGTAAATAAACTACACAGCGGTTCAACTGGCATCGTGTATATCGGTTCAACAGCAGTGGCGTCAATAAGAAGTTTCTCATTCGAAGAAACTCAAGAAACTATTGACGCTACCACTATGAATGTCGGCGGCGTTGCATATAGAACAAACCTACCAACCTTTAAATCATGGAGTGGTAGTATCGATATCTTCTGGACAACAGTGGATGACGATACATTACCGGATGGACAAGCAGATGCAAACGCTCTACTCGTTCCAGGCTCAACAGAAGTAACGATTCACTTTTGGCCAATCGGTGACGATGTTAACGAACTAGGCTTCCAAGGCCCAGCACTTATCACAGGTCGCACAATCTCATCATCAGTAGATGGTATGGTTGAAGCAGCGGTAACTGTTATCGGTACAGGTCCAGTTGTCGAGCAAGTAGCAACATAATGATCAAGACCAGTATCAAAACACGTGGGTTACCAATCTCAGCGAAGGTTGAAAAGGGATTACGCCGCATGCGTGATGACTTGCACGATGACCTGATAGCGTTCACCCCCATTGATACTGGTCGCGCTCAACGCCGGTGGCGCAAAACTGCCACCGGTAGCGAAAATAGAGTGGAATATATTGTTCCACTAGAAGAAGGTCACAGTAAGCAAGCCCCGGATGGGATAACTGTGCCTGCCATAAATAAACTTATAAGACGATCAAAGTCAAAAAAATACTTTAAGTAACAAAAAGGAAAAACTATGAGTAAAGAACTTATCTCCAAAGCAAAATCACACTTCGCTGGCATTATGAATGGCGAAATGAAATCATTCTACATTGAAGAGTGGGACCACACCTTCTATTATCGTGCAGGCACAAACTTTAAAAACGAGAGTAAAATCTTGGAGTTGCAGAATGCCGGCAAAACTGGTGAAGCACTGGTGCAAATGATTATCAATCGTTGTCTTGATAAAGATGGCAAACGTGTATTCAACGAACACCAAAAAGCAGAACTAATGAATAGTGTGGATCCAAATATGATCGTAAAGATCGTTAACGGACTCAATCAGGAAGAAGATGAAGAAACTATTGGAGTAGAAGAAGCGGCAAAAAACTAAAGGCCGATAGGCAGTTATGGACCTTCTTTTATGTAGCCGATAGAAGAGGGTGTAGTATAGATACTGTATTAGAAATGGACTATACTGAACTGGCCTATTGGCTTGCATTCTACGAGGAGCAGAATAAAGATGGCAGACATTCAGGTAACGGTACAACTAAACGATAGGGCAAGTCGTCAACTCCGAAATATAGATAAGGCCGCAAACTCCGTATCTAGATCATTAAGAACAGCAGGTGCAGCATTGACTGCGCTTGCCACAGGCAGCGTGGTGAGAGGTATAGTCTCACAATATAGTGCATTTGAAAAATATCGTAGTGTGTTAACTACCTATCTGGGTTCACAGAAAAAAGCCAATGCAGAACTAAAAAGACTGCAGGGATTGGCAAACGCTCTACCACAAGACTTGAACGATATAACACAGGCATTTACTATCCTACAAAGAAATGGTATCGATAGTAGTAGCGCAAGTCTAACAGCATTCTCTAATATCGCAACCGCAAATGGTAAATCCTTCACGCAACTGGCAGAAGCAGTTGGTGATGCATTAACCGGCGAGTTTGAAAGATTAAAAGAGTTTGGTATTAAAGTATCCAAAGAAAATGACCAGTTTGTGGCACGTGTTGGTGATCAGCAAGTAGCCATATCCAAGTCTAGCACAGATCTAGTCAGACAACTACAAACTCTGGGTGAAGAAGGTGGTAGATTCGGTAATGCTGCAGCCGATAATGCAGATACATTAAATCAATCATTCTCCAATCTTCAAGGTGCACTATTTGAAACTAGTGTTACCATTATGGAAGAACTAGCACCGGCATTAAAAGAAGTCGTGGATGATACTGGCAATCTACTCAGAAACAATGCAGAACTAACAAAGGCTTTCGGCGTAGGTCTTGGCGATGCCGTACGAACGGCAGCGAGTGGTATAAAACTTATCGCCGCTAATATAGATCTAATACGTAACGCGGCTCTAGCATATTTGGGTCTACGATTCGCCAACGCTTTTGTTAACTTGGCTGCAAAGTTGTCAGGCGCTATTAAAGCAACACAGTCATTGGGTGGAATGTTCACGACATTTAACAAAGTACTAAAAAATACAGTCACCAGGATTCCTATCATTGGAACTGCATTGTCTAGCATAACCACTATAATGACCAGACTTGGACCAGCACTCTTAACACCATGGGGACTAGCAGCAACAGCAATCGCTGGAGTTGGAGTAGCCCTATATTCAATGAGAGATAAAATGGTTGAAGTTAACGGTGTCGTTGGAAGTCTGGGTGAATACTTCCGTGCAGCGTTTGATATTGCAGGTGAATATGTCCAAACCTTCACATCATATCTTAAAAATAGTTTCTTCACTTTCTTCGATGGGTTTGGCAACAGGATCAATGACTTTAAACGTGGGTTTGCAGCAGCATTCGAAAGTATAGCCGGATGGGCAAAGAAGGCAGGCAACTTTATTATCAACTCATTTATCGCTGTGGGATCAACCATCATCGCAGTAGCCAAAAATATACCGGAAGTATTTGCAGCAGCATTCCGCGCTGTGTTAAATCTAGCAGCAACCTTAACTCGTAGTGTTACACAAAAGTTTGTTAACTTAAAAGATGCAATGACGATGGCTCTAACTGGAGACTTTGCAGGAGCAATGGCAAAAGCAGGTGAATCATCAGGTGAAACATTTGCAGAAAGTTTCGCTTCGGCATTCAATGATGTGCCTAGTCTTATCGATGGTGTTGATTATGGTGCCATATTTGGTAAAGATAGTATAGGTGCAGGCATGGATACACTCAGTGATGGTGTAGACAGACTACGTGTGAGAATAGGCGAGTATCTATCACCAGCAATGGAAACTCTCTCCGAACGTGTTATGCAAAATAGAAAAGAAGCAGACCTACTAAAAGCGTCAACGACTCAATACGATGATGCCATAATAAGAACGGCACGTGATCAAAAGGGTCTCAACACCGACTTGGGTGTAACAAACGAAAAGATGAACGACTTAGCAACCAAAACAACACCAGCCGCTACTGTCGCTATTCAAAACTTATTCAATCCCATACAAACTATACGTGATGGATTAGATTCAATGGTAGGAAGAGTAAGCGATACTATGGCAGATACTCTACTAGGTTTGGGCGATGGGTTCAAGTCTCTGCAAGATATCGCAATGGATAGTCTTAAAATGATTATATCTACCTTAATCCAAGCATTTATTAGAAGTAAACTACTTGGCCAAAGTTTGGGCGGCATGGGCGGCGGCATGGGCGGCGGTCTACTTGGTGGACTCGGTGGTGCACTTGGTGGACTGGGTATGAGCACACTTATCCCAGGCTTTGGTCTACTAGCAGGCGCAGGTATGCTGTTGGGTGGTCTATTCGCTGATGGTGGTAATACTGCCAAGGCCGGTAGAAAACCCATACTAGTTGGTGAGCGTGGACCGGAACTCTTTATGCCAGGACAAGCCGGAAATGTGGTTCCCAACGAACAGTTAAATAGTAGTGGAGACCCACTAACTGTGAACTTTACACTAAATGCCATCGACACGCAAACAGGTGTGCAGTTCTTATTAGAAAATAAAAGAGTGATCACAGGCGTTATCCAAGAAGCCTATCAACGTCGTGGCGCTCAAGGACCTATAGGATAGAAAAAGGAAATCGATAATGTCAGAATACCTAGATGATACATTTACAAAATCAATAAAACAAAATGGATATAGCAGCGAAGATATCTTAGCAAAATACCCATTCTTAGTACCAAGAGCAAGTATGCTCAGAGCAATCACAGATTCTGGATTAGCCGGAAATACTCAGCGTAATCCAAATGGATACACTGCGGCTGAAATAACAGAAAAGGTTATCGAATACTGGGACGAAGTTATATCAGCATGGTGGCCAACTAAGTATTATGCACTGGTCTATAATAATGTCAACAACCAATGGAAGATGAACCAATCTAGATACTGGAGTGAGAATACCTGGAGTTTGATATATCATAACGGTGGGACAGCAGGGGATGCTGCAGGTGTCCTCGCCAATACCGATATAGTGATCCTACCAGGTAACTATTATCCCCAAGAAAATGTCCAGAACTACAGAAATAAAACATGGCTGGGATTCGATAACCAGATGATGAGATCCAACTTTGCAGCAGAGTTGACCAATACAAATGGAATCATCCAAGGTGTCACATCAGGTGGTGTAACCGATGACGATGATAACAATCCAATCACCAATGGAAACTTAAAACCAAGTTTTATGGTGGTATATTCCAATCAGATCTGGCATCCAGTTCTAGCACCAAATGGTGTATATAACTCAGTATCTACTGACCCAGATCCCGCTGACTGGTCAGATACCACCACTTCTACAAAATATTATGATCTTGCGCATGCTCTATTCGATGTAACAGTGTCGGGTGGAGTAGTAACTAGTGTAGTAGCACAATCAAGACTAGATGGACTTGGTGCAAGTGTCACAGGTGGTTGGAACTATAGTATTAACGATGATTATCGTGAGATGCAGATTCTAGATACTTTATCTGGTACTACCACAGACTGGTCACCACCGCGAATACTGGTAAGAACAAATGAAGATCAACCTGGATATCCCAATAATCGTGTTACAGTAGATATAACACAACCGGATCAAGAGTTCTGGGGCGGTAAGAATATTGTGGATGGGGTATACACAGGTATCCTCACCGGCTTTGTCGTTGGGCCTGCAGGCGCAGCATCCAGAGACTTAACGCAAACAATCTATGATTATGATAGCAACTGGTATGACCGAAACTGGCCAGTTGAACCAAGAATAAGCGACATAAGAATAACTATCAATCGTCCTGTCCTAAAAACAAAATCAAGATCGTTACGTGAAGTCAAAGTGGCAACTGGCGCCCACTCAATGAGTTTCGAGTTTAACTACCCACCAATGATAAAAAGAGATGCTGACAGGCTTATCACTGCATACGAACTTTGCCGTGGTGCAAGCCGTCCAATGCAAATCTTTATTCCAAAAGAAGTTATGGAATATCAGGAAATGGTCTACGAAGACACATATCCACTTGCACCAACTTATGGCGTTATACAATCGCCTACAGGTAATGTAGGAAGCAGCGAAATAGTGGTGGATGGGTTCGAAGCCGGATATGATGTTGGGGACAACTATATATACGGCAACAAATGGTATATGCTGCTCCATTCAGCGTCCGAACTATACCGTGTCATAAGAGCAAGTGCGGCTGATGCCTATGGAAGAGTTACATTCAAGATAGAACCACCACTTTTAATAGACCAAAATAATGTCCAGGTCATATTTGATAACGAACTCACAGGCCTGGCAGGCTCACGCACAAACTATATTCCCATGCAG